TCTATTTTAACGTGAGGGGGATCAGAAATTATGGAAGAATCAGTCATTATTCAATCCTTATAATTGCATTAGAAGAATCCGCAGTGGGAAATTCTATGGTTAAGGTTTGGTCAACAGTTGTTTTGGTGTCGCCAAAATCTAAAACGGCTACTGATTTATCACCTTGAGTGCTGTTATAAATTAAAGCACCTCTAGCTGATATAGTAGAGCTGCTCCATGAAGTAGGACTAAAACTTAAAAACGCCGTTGTACCTGTTGAAGTAGGGACTTGGGAAATAGTAAGTGCATTGCCCCCTGCTGTATACCCAGTTCCAGAAACTTCGTTAGTGGTTGTATATACTGTTGTAGTATCATTTAAAGTAGCATCTGACGTATATAAAGCTACCTTAAATGTATCTGCTGTAGTAGCCGCACGAACTACCCCAGTACCAAAATTATGTACACCATTAAATAGTTCTAGTTTAAAACTTGTAGTTTGTGTCTGAACAATAGCCATTTATTTATGCCCTTTGAGAACGAGGAACCGGAATCCTAACCTGCCCACTGCGATAAGCATCGCGTCTATTTTTACCTTCTCCTAAACCTTTTAATTCTTCCATAGCTGCTGCATACATTTCTCTATATTGGTTAATAGTTTCATCATTTTCTTTTAAGTACGCCGCTGCTTCCAACAACGATCCATAAAATAAAATGGTGTCGAAATTATCACCCAACCAAGAAGTACTAGCAGTAACAATAGAGTCAGGATAAAAATAATAATGTAACTCAGCGCTGTAGCCAATATCTGGTGTAGGCCCCAATATGAACGTCGTGTCGTCAAATATCGCATAATATTGTGGTTTTCCATTAAAAGTTGTATCAGTGTCCGGGAAAGACTCTCTAATAAAATTAACATCTTTATTTAAAAGATAAGTGTGTTCATTATCAGAATTTATAACAGATAAACTATAAGTTGCTAACCAATCTGTAGGAACCTCTAAAAATTTATTGTTGATAGAAATAGTACCAGTTACATTTTTTCGTAGGTCTGGTATTTGCGCAGCGTTATATATACGTTGCTCCGCATTCTGAATAAACGTATTTACATCGGTAGTCGTATAATCATTCTCTGTATACGATTTAATAGCTGCTACTAATTCTGTGTAATTCATACTTACGCCATTGGTCCTCTAGCTTTATTACCTTTAGTAGCTGCTCCATTTCCTCGCGTTTTAATCCCTGAGGTTTTAACACCCTTTTCTGGATAACCTGCTACATGAGGAACTTTTGTTTTTTGAGGTTGTACATATTTTGTCATTTAATAACTCCTTAATTTATGTGATTGATATAGTAATACTTCCTACTTTACCTTCCGCTTTTAAATCATTAGGGGTAAGTTCGTTAGAAGGATAACCCGCTCCACCTACAGGGTTCCAACCCCATTGTATACCTCTACTGCTTTTACCTCCTGCTACAAAAATACTTGTATCGGGTCTAGGGTTTTGAACCGCCTGAGGATCATCTACCGGATACATACCTTGTAAATTTTGAGGCTGATCAGGGTTCCAACATTCAGGGCATACTTTTATGTTAGTTTGTGTTTTTCTTATAAATAAACTTTTTAGTTTTTTAAGTTTAAATTCAAACCCACACCTATCACAAATAGATATAGAGTTTTTGTTTGAAGCAAATTTTTGTCCCATATTAAATCCTATACAAACTGTTGACGCGGCGATATAAGTAAAGTAGCTTTTTCTCTATCTTCAGTAGAAGCGAGCATCCACTGTTCTTCATAGTCTTGTTTTAAAAATTGAGTCCTTTCACCAGCGCCAGGTATTTTTAAAGATAAATAATAAGACAATCCTGCTACTAAACAAGGTAAAAATCTAAAAGGTACTTCTTGAGTATTAACCCCTGTACCAGAATCTTCAATCCTTTTAAGCCTCCAGTACACAAAAGTATAATCATCATTATCCGGAACAGGCCACAAAGTAATAGTAGGAGTATCTGCTTTTCTGTCTATGTAAACCTGATTAGGACGACCTGGACTATTTTTATTAGGTATAGATGCAAATGTAGGAACAGCCATTCTAGATATACTAATATCTTCTTGTGTACCTGCAGACCCGGTTCTAATAACCTGACTTATTAAATCAATAGTATTAGAAGGTAAGGGGTAAGTAGCTGTCCCATCAGTTAAAGTAACTGTAGCTTCTTCTATAGTCCATAAATTAACACCCCTATTAGCCCACTCAATAGTAAGCAAATTAAGGCTACGTGCAGCTGTTTTTAAATCGTAGCCAGTACGCAATTCTGCGCCACAACGTTCAAATGCTTCTTCTACAAGCAAATTTAAGTCTAGATTAAATGCGGTTGTTCCTGATGTAGCCATTATTTTTTCCTTTTCTTACTCATCTTTTTAAAAGTTTTTGCTAGATTATACCTTTTAGCCATAATTACACCATACGTCCTTTCGTTAATCCTTTTTTAGCTATACCATCTCCACGTTTAGACGCTGAAGTTCTCTTTTTTCTACGTGGTTTAGTTTTTGTTTTGACTATCCCACCTTTCTTTAGATCCCTATATTTTCTTTCTAATCTTTGTTTTATCTCATCTTTAGCAGACCCACCCATTTTTTGCTCATCATATGGTATATAGTTTTTCCTTTCCGCCCTAGATAACTTAGCATAAGCTTTCTTTCCTATAGGTTGTTTACCTAAAACTTTTATTTTAGTCAAAAGTTGTTCGGAAGGTGTTAGCTTTTTCCATTCGTATTCTGAAATTTGTAGAGCATCTTTTACAAATTCGTCCTGATCTCGTTTTAACTTATCCACAGTCTGTTTTTGGGTTCTAGATAGTAATGTATCTTTTGGGCTAAATCCCTCTTTATATTTCATATTCGGAGGGCCTATAAAATCATCAGGAAGCGTTTCCCTTTGGGGTTTAGAACTACCCATACTTCTAAGTCTAACCTTATCCATAACAGCTAATTTTTCATCTTGACCTAATTTATTAAAAGCATCTTTAGTCATTCCTGTTTGGCTTTTTTGACCATAACCATAATTATATCTAACCCCAGCAGAACCCTTTTCTTCTAAAGCTATTTTTCTTTGTATGGCTTTTTGTTCAGCTGCTGATAATTTTATAAATTCATCATAAGTCATACCTGTTTTACTTTGCTCACGAGGTATTCTCCACCCACCAGATACAAGTTTAGGAGGACCCATTTGACCAGGTTTTAACCCACCTTGTTGCGCGGCAGTTATAGTTCTCTCCACATTATATTTTGGGTTGTCCCATTGTTTCTCCCAGTTTGTTCCTGTAAAGAAACTCTCCTTTTTATCACGGGGTACTACCCGATCTTTCTCCCACGCATATTGTGGTCGGTTAGTGGGTTTTCCAACAGTTCTAGTAGGTGTTTTAGTAACTGGTTCCGCAAACATGGGTCTACTGGCAAAGGCTATATCTCTTTTTGCTGTTTCTCCTACTATTTCAGGATATTTAGGTTGTTGAGTTACTTTACCCGTCCAATCACGTGTAGAAGCTTTCCGACCTTGAGGAACAGCATCATAAACTCTTTGTTTAGCCGCCGCTTTGTTAGCCCCTATTAAATTTTGTTGTTCTTTTTGTGCTTTTAAACCAGCTTTACGAAAAGCATCTTGTTGCCCAAGCCTGGTTACACCCATAGTTGTAGAAGCATCTTCAAATGCGGAAAGAGGTAAATTAGGCGCATTACGTATTTGCCTTCTAAGCTCAACGAGTTCCCCCCTAAGCTTATCTTTTATATCTTTATTGGTTTCTTTTTCTATTTGTTTTTTAACAGTTGTTAATTCATCTTCAAGATAACGTTGATATTGAACTCTACTACCAGCTGCTTTTCTAGGGTCAACTACTTGTTCCGTTGTACCGCCTTTAAAATCTTGATCCGTACGAGCTTTATTACTACGAACACCACGTTTTTTATATGGTTTAGGTTTAACAATATTACCAAAAATATCTACTTGTTCAAAGGTTTCAACAGAACCAGGAGGTGTCTCCCCCTTTGCTGTAGCTAAAGAATCAAGTTCGTCACCATCTTTCGGAGCAGCTTTATCTTTTTTTGCCCACTGTTTCTTATAATCAGGTCGTATTTTTTTACCTGCTTCTACTGCGGCTCTTTCTTGTATAGCTAACTTTTCAAGTTCTCGAAATGCTTCAGAACCACGAGGATGTACTAAGCTCTTATCTACAGCTTTTTTACTAATCTTTATAGCTTCTTTTACGCCGTGATCCTTAACTAATTTTTGACCTGAAGGACTCCTTAAAAAAGCCCTTAGTAATATACCTAAAGGTAAAGCCATATTTACCCCCTAGTTAAACTACACGGCCTTTAGTATGACCCTTCTTAGCTATACCATCAGCACGTTTTGAAGCTTTTGACCTACCCGAAGATTTATTACCAGCATAAGCACGACCACCGCCTTTTTTAGACATAGCCTTACTTTCATCACGACGATCTTTTTTACCTTGCTCTTTATTTTTACCGTGACGCTCAC